AAAGCTTGTAACATTCTATAATATTACGCCAACCAGTAACAGTATAAATGAAACTGGTTAACAATAACCAACTTAGAATTGCAAATGTTATTTGCTCAACTGACATAAGTTATAAAGTAGTGATGTATTCTGCTAGATCTGTGATATCAGATTCTGACAGCATACCTGCTTGTGCCCACATCATGTTGCTTTGTGATCCAACCTTCTCACCGTTCTTATACTGAGTAAGTCTACCTGCAATATATTCTGCTGTCTGTCCTGCTAACATAGGACCAACACCGCCTTGTCCTTGTGCTCCGTGGCAAGCACCACATGCGGCATACTTTGCTTCGCCTGGCATAATATCTACCGATGCAACTTGTACTGCTCCGTTTATAACATAGGAACTAGTTGATCCGTTGAAGTTTACAGGCTCTGCTGATACATTTACTACACCAAATGATTTAATGCGGTCTTCAATACCTGCTAGTTGCTGTTTAGTATAGTCTGATCTTTTTGCTACAAAAGGATCATTCTTACCGCAACCTGCAAGAGCTAATGTTGCTATTAAAATTGTCGCTGCTAAAGTTTTCATGATTTCTCCTTAAAATATATTTGTATCTTTATTAAACTTAGCTACCCCAAGCAACAAACGTATGCCGGGTACCTTGTGTTACTTTTTTTACACCATGTGGATACATAAAAAGACTTGGCCAAATTAAGATATCTCCTTTTGACATTTCAATTATATTATCTTCAAACATTACAAACTCTCCACCTTGATGATTATTACTTAATAATCCTAGCACTGTGAGAACAGGTATTCCTCTAGTGTCTCCCGTATATGCACTGTAAATATGATCATAATGAAAATTCATATCGTGCCCTTCGGACATCATGTTATAGCGAGGATAACTAAATCCATACGGTAGTTCTAATCTTATGCCAGTCATTTTTTGCATATCTGTCATATAGCTTCTGACAGCTTTTCCTATACTTTCTGTAATTTCATGTTGACAGACATTGCCACCGTAAACATCAAATTCATTGCCGTTGTCTTTATTGATATTAGATACCGGAACATGCCATTTATGACTTTCAAATTCTACATTAGCAAGTTCGTTAACTACTTTATCACACAACTCAGTGTCTATGGTGTTGTATATTCTTGAATAGTTTCTAATATCAAATCTATCGTTTAGCATTATTAGTCGTGTCTACTATATTTGTCAGAATATATTATTGTAATGCCTATACCAATAGGTGCAACTATCATCACTACTCCTATACCTAATACTATTATTAAATCCATTACTCGTCTGTTCCTAGGTTATTCAAAAATGCTCTTAGTTTCGTACTATCTGTTTCTGCACGTATTTTTCCTACTGTCTCGCCTTGAGCAGGATCTTCGCTTGTGCTATTGACTATAGTATTTACATTTGAACGTTTAAGGTTATCGAACACAGTTGACTTAGTCCCGCTACTAGTTTGATAATCGTCGTCATCCTCATCAATGTCTACAATACGCAGGGTGTCTACATCAAAGCCTAGATCAATCTTTTGTCCTACGCCACCACTGTTACGTGTTTTCATTAACTGTAACTGATAACGACCACGCTCACGCATTGCTCTTGATGTAAAGATACCTAGCACGTTGTCTGCTGTTTGTATCTTTGAAAGTCCACCTGATATGTGCGAGTGATCAAATTCAATCTCTTCAACAGCACCCCTGTTTAACTGTGCTGCTGTTACAAACACACAACCTAATTCCATTGCTAGATTACGTAGCTCTTCACTTACATACTTGTCTTTGATATACAAGTTCTCTGCACTAACCTTTGCACCATTAGGCATAAGCAAGTCTAAGTAGTCAATTAGTAGTACGTCTACTTTCTTGCCTGTTTTAATCTCATACTCTTTAATATAACTTCTTACATCATTGGGCGTCTTGCCACTTGGCATATACTTAACTTGAAATGCACCCGACTTCTTACCAATCATCTTGACTTTCATTTCAATGTCATCGATGTTCTTAAATACATCTCTACTAGGTATGCCAGTAATCATACTGTCTACTCTCATACTGACCAATGCTTCACTAAGCTCTAGTGTCAAATACAAAACGTTCATGCCTGCTTCGGCCCAGTTAACTCCTAAGTTAGCCAAGAACAAACTCTTACCTGCACCCGAGCCACCTGCAAATATATTCAGTTCGCCTCTGTTGAAGCCACCAAACAATTTCTTATCAATAGCATTCCATCCTGTGCTTACTTGTCCGTTTGCACTCTTAATACCTTCTAGTCTTGCTCTTGGGTCAGCAAAGTAGTTTGTGCCTAAATCTTTTTGCAAACCAATCTGTACAGCCTTCTTAACTAAGTCTTCACACTGTCCATAGTCGCCTGTTTCTAGCAAGTCTGCGCTTTTAAGTATTGCCGCTTCTAGTGCTTTGTGCTTACTGAACGTTTCAAACTCTTGCAACAACCAATCATAATGATTTTCTTGCAGTTGCCCTGGATCTTTTAAATCGCCTTGTGTTGCTGCATTAATTATATCAAACGTAGGCAATGCATTGTGTTCTGAAACATAATCATTCAAGAACTCCGCTTGTGTTTGTAATCGTCTATCAAAGCTTTTTGGATCAAACACTGCCTGACAACGCACAAAGCTCTCAGCGTCTGTCATCATCATTTCGAGATATACTTTTTGTATATCATATCCGTAGTCTGTGTTCTGTCTTGTCATAGTGTTATTATACAGTCTTTTGTGTTAATGTCAAACAACTTTCACGCCGTAATGTTTAGCAAATGCTTCAGCGTCTGCCTCGTCATTTACCATAGGTTTGCCTTTAATGTTAAGTGATGTGTTTAACAATATTGGACATCCTGTTTTACCCTGCCACAGTTTTAGTGTCTTGTGCAGACTTGGGTGATCTTCTTTATCTACTGTTTGTACTCTGCTTGTACCATCGGCATGTACAATAGCAGGATATGCATCGGGGTACTTGCATTTTACTACACGTTGCATGTAAGGACTATCAAATCCTTTTTCTACTTCAAAAAACTTATGTGCTTCTTCTTTTAAAATTACCGGAGCAAAAGGACGAAATTTTTGTCTATGTTTAATTGCATTCACTCGGTCTTTCATTTCTTGGCCTCTGGGATCAGCAAGCAAACTTCTATTACCTAGTGCTCGAGGTCCGTACTCTGCCTTTCCGTTAGCAACACCTACTATACCTGAAGATTGTAATTCTGCAATTATTTCCTTGGTAGGATAAGCTTTGTTTATAGAGTACCCTAAGTAAGGACTTTTCCAGTCTATGTGTGTCTTCCACTTTGCAAGTACACTGCCTATTGCACTTCCTGCGTCTCCCGGATTAGGCATAATCCATACGTTGTTATAGACATTGTGCACTAGTTGGTTAGCAAGACAGTTAAGAGCGCAGCCGCCCATTAATATCAAATTTTTACTCGGCAAACTATTATTACCTTTGCACCATAGCACAATGTCTAATAAAATTTCTTCGTATATTTTTTGTGTAGCAGCAGCTATATCAAACATGTCCTGTTCAGTTTTTAAATCTTGCCGCCACCGCGACCAGCCTCTGTGCAAATTATGCCTGAGCTTTATTTCTGGGCTACAATATTGTAAAACTTCAAAGAAGTCTTTTTTTATATCAGCATACAATCTGTTAGGATCTCCATACGCTGCCATTCCCATTAAGATGTATTCATCTTCGTTAGGTTTGAGTCCTATACGTTGCGTCATAGCCGAGTACCATAACCCTACGCTATGCGGGTAGCCTTGACTGTATCTTCTGCGTAGCTGGTTGCCTTTGGCTTGCCATACACTTAATGTTTCAAACTCTCCTATGCTGTCTATACAGACAACAGTAGCATCTGTGTACGGGCTTGTGAAGTATCCAGCAGCAGCATGGCTCTCGTGATGGCTTGCATATTCTATAGGAGCATGTATACCGTAATCTGCTAGATACTTTGGTATATGATTTTCTCTCCAACGCCAGCCTTGTCCGGCCCATAGTTGCCTTATGGTTTTCTTAATAGGATTTTCATACCATACAACGTTGTCGGCCTTACCATAGTTGACCATCGCATAGCTTAGTAAATCTTGATTAAGGTGTGCATCGTTTTTAATGCCACTGAATCTTTCTGCATGGCTTGCAAAAACTAATTTTTTGTTATCAAATACTGCTAGTGCAGCATCGTGACTATTTGCTGATATTCCGTAAGTAATCATTTGTAAATAAATGGGTCTCTTTCTTGAAGTTCTTCTAGTTTCTTTTTATATTCTTTGTGCGTTTTATATCTAGTGTACGGATACATTATCCATTCTTTTAACTTTGTACATATTTTTTTTAGATAAACCATTTCTTCGCTCCTAATCTAATTTTCAAAGGTGAACTTTCAGCTGTGTTTACTATACTGTAAATGGCATACAATCTGCCATGTCTAGCTACAGCATCTCCAACATCATTAATGTCTTCGGGCCATTCAGGCAAGCTAACACTCCATCCTAGTTCAATAGCACGTTCTACAAGTTTGCTTCCTGCTTTATCTCTATCAGGTACAACAATAATTTGTTTCTGTAGTCTATTTAACAGCATTGCTTGTTGCTCGGAAATTTCTGAGCCGCCTAGGCCGCAGCCCCCTATGTGTATGGCATCAATCTGTCCTTCACATACAATAGTAAAGACTTTATTGTAATGTTGATCATCTAATCCATATACAAATCCCGGCTGCACTTCTGTTAGATACTTAGGTTTCTTGTCAGGTAGTACACTGCGTCCTGTCCAACCTACTACCCTGCCTTCGTAAAAGAACGGTATAATAAGTCTGTCACGATAACCTAGACTAGGTGACCAGTAGTAGTCCGTGTCATCTACGTTTAGATTACGTGCTGCCATGTACTCGAGTACAGCTATACTAAACTTGTTGAAGTCTGTTATGTCTGTGATCTTAACAGCATCTTCTGGCAACGGTACAGTGGTGAATGAGGGCAGTTCGGCAATACGTTCTTTTGCTTGAACTCCTTCGTTTTCTCTCATCACTTCAAGTGCTACCTTGTTGATTATATCGTCAGGTGCTCCTGTCCATTGTAGGAGTTTACGCAGTTTATGTGAGAAGTTCCTGCCCGGTTGCCAGGATGCCTTGAAGCCGCAGTTAAAGCAATGATAACTTACGCCTCCGTCGGGGTTGCTTATTAAGCCACCACGCTGTCTTGTATCTGCACCAGTTCCGTTATGATGACAACATGGCGCATTGAATGATAGCCAGCCACTAGGAGTTGTTTTTCTCTTAGAAGGTAAGTATGTCAGAACTGTTTCGCTTACTACACTCATACTATAATTATAGCGTAGATGTGCTAGTTTGTCAACTAGTTTCTAACTAGGATTTTTGTAATTGCATTACTAGGGTTAGTGCTCGACTTAAAGCGTAAAAAATTAAATACACCATTAAAGTTTACAGCAATAGGAGCTGTTGCAGAATTAATACTAACAGTAGTAACAGGAGCCCAACTTGTTGTTCCTGTAATTTGATTTTCTAATGTAGCTTCAATAGTAACATCACCAATATATTCGTCAGTATAAATTGCAGCAGTGTGTAATGCTTCGTTACCGTTAAGAGCAGGTTCTGCGGTTATAGTCTCACTGTACCATACCTCACCTTCTTGGGTAAACGTATTAATTTGATAGGGTTCTTTTGCCCCAGGAAATACTTGGCCACTAATATAGATTACACCGTTGTTACCGTGATGGCTGTTTACATATGTAAGTTTTTTTGTGTTGGTACTATCAACTAGATACACCGCATAACTAAAATATTGCTGCTTAATACTTAGTAAATCATTTTCAGTAATAGTTGTTTGAAACAGTCCTTTAGTTGTACTAGACCCGTCATCTAACACTATACAATCTCTGTCTATAACCATATTATCATTTTCATCGAATGCAACAAATCTTGGTGTGTACAAACTTGTATTGATAGGTTTTTGATCTGCATTCAATAATTTAAATTGTAGTGTGTTATCGATACCTCGATACACTGAAATATGTCTTTGATACACTGGTTTATACTCCGTTGCGAAACCTGCTTCATTAGCGACGATCTCTATTTTATTATTGACTAAATATCTTGGTATAAGCTTCATATTGTATTTATTTTTATATGCTATTAAAAGACATCGAGAAAAATTTTCCATTCATCAGCGTTGTATCATACGGCGGGAAAGAGTATGTCGGTATCGTCATAAATCAAGATACTAATGTTACTAGCATGTATGTTTATAATAAATTACATACCGAAGAAGAAAAAAGAAAACTACTAGAACTAGGCGAAGTTTGGTGGTGGGAATCTAATCGGTTAATCCCTATTAGCATATTTTTACGGGAAGAATTACATCCTTTCAAATATGCTATACTTACAATGAATACTAAAGACGTAAAAGTAACAATAGGGCCAACTATAGATCTTAGCAATCTTTCAATTAAAAGAATAAAAAGAAAAAGCGTTCAGCTAGTTAGAAAACCTAAGTAATCAAATTTTGTAAAACCAAACATTGTTAGGGCCAATATCGTAGTTACTGACTAGTTCCTTAACTGCCTTATTAACACCTACAAAGTCATAATCATGTCCGCTGAATATTCCTCCGGAGTTGATTTTTGATCGATAGGCTTGTATATCTAGTTTACACCCTTCATAAGAATGATCACCGTCTATAAAGACTAAATCAGTTTTTGGGCACAAGTCGGCAACGACAGAACTGTTGCCCTGTATAGGTACTAATCGATCACCATATTTTTCTTTTACAGTATTGTTATAAAATAAATTTATGTTTAGATCAATGGCGTAGATAACAAGATTAGGAATTTTGTCTAGTAGATAAAATGTAGTGCGACCGTCACGCACACCTACTTCTATCATACTAGAATAATTATTAGTTTCGATTAGGTAACGAAGAAAGTATTTTCTATTCTTCTTGCCCGACCAGTCGATCGTCATTGACGGTGGAGGTTTAATCAGATTGGGCATCTAATTGCTCTACTAACAAATTCATATGTACCACACAAGCCATAGCATATGATATAGCATGAGCTTTTTTAAAGTAGTAAGAACCGTCAGTAGGTTTAATCCATACTTCTTTCATTATTGTTTCCCAACTTTCCTTCAGTAGATGTCTTTTGGCTGGGCGAATAATTGCTAGGACTGCCGCCAGTTGTTGTATGTTGGTCGGCTGCAAAGCTCTGAGTACGTCTCCGTGATTGTTGAGATGAAACACGTTGTCGCTGAAATCGTCGTGAAGCAGAAGTTCCCATAGTGGTTCCTTATTCATTAGTTGGGTAAGATGGGTTTCATCTTTTACTGTTTTATAGATACTTACATTTAAGAAATCTAATTTAAAATAACCGCGTTCTTCTGCGGTCTTGTGTTCAATGGTACTTATATTGTCTACTGGGTTGTGTGGAATCTCAGTAGTATACACCCCGGTATTGTGTTTTTTGCCTGTATCCAGTTTTGCAATACGATGTGTTAGTTTAGATAACACCGTGTCTCTGTCTGCAAAATCTATATCGATATCCACTATAGGTTACTCTCAGTTGCAACATCTTTTACTAGTTGTACATCATTAGGCAATTTTTTAAAACGCATTGCCCAGTGTTCTGGATTAATAACATGATAAATCATTTCTAATTGTTCATCATTAAACTTACTTAGCATTTCCTTTCCGGTCTTGCAATTCAATATCAGCCAGGGCGATATCTTGCCGTCTTTGATATGCCACACTGCTCTACTAATGCTTACACGTTGGAAATAATGGTTCCAGGGCGCAGGAGGATTCTCGTCTGCCCAATCCATCATTGTTATTACACTGCGTTCTAGTGCTGTTTCCACTCCTTCCTTACGTAGTAGTTCAACAGCATATTTTTCATACATTTCCTCTCTACACCAATGATCTAGTTTAACACCACTAGTCACTACGTAGTCAACATATTTCTCAGGATATAAAGGCCGAACGTTACTAATAAAACTGCCAAACTTGACAAAAGCATTATAGTACGGAGACTTGCAAAATTCTTCATATGACTTTTCTTTTTTTGCTCCTGCACTTAATTTATAAAATTGGTTAAATGCATAGAAGCCTAGCTGCACTCTTTTTTCATTCTTTTGTAGTGCACGTCTTTTCTTTTCACACATATGAACTGCAAGTGTTTTTTCTCTTGTAAATCCGCTACCACAGTATTCGCACTGAAATGGTTTATCAGAGTTTGACGTTTTCGATACCATATTCTTCAGCCAATTGTTTGAGTTCTTTTTTTGTAGATAGTCTAGCAAGTAATTCTGCCTCGTCTTGTTTCATATTGGGAAAGATATCCAAAACAAGTTTCACTGCCTTAGTATCAGTTTTGCCTTTGTGTTTAAATCCCATCCATTGATGAAATTCTATTTTACCTGTGTTACCACTAGCACATAGTAACTGCCACTGTAATTTAGGATGCCGTGTTCCTAGATCATTAAAGTTTTTATTGTAGTATTCATTAGTTTTAAACACAGCAAGTTCTTGTGCTTCTCGGCTGCCTCTGATGCTGCTTGTATATCTGTTTAATAACCAAAAGCTTACTTGCTTTCGTTCTTCGTCTGTAAACTCGTCCCACACACTTTTAGCATTCATATCAATTGCAGCAAGTATGTCTTTAAGAGGTAATTTTTTATCCTTCATTTATTTTTTTCCATACAGCGTCAGACTGAAATTCGTAACTTCCGATAAATTTATACTTGTTCCAATATTGAGGTTCTATCATGCTTAGTAAATAATCTTCGTCAGTTTTATATAAGTGATAAATTTTACCAACAACAGGAACAAAATTATATCTAGCATTATATACTAAATCTGTATCGAAAGCAAGTTGAACTAGCTCTTCATATTGCCGTTTTATTTCGGTTAGTTTTTGTTCTATATGATGCTTTGCAGTTATGCCCTTTTCAGATTTAAAACCGTCCAAATCGGGTAATACAATACTCGGAGCACCTACATTAGAACCATACGGAAGTATGTTTGCATTTTCTGAAAAATTGTCAGTGCGTGTTTTCATTTTTAATAAGATAATATGTTTGGACCAACTTATCTAGTTGTTTTTTTAAGGTTGGATATTTTAGGGAAAGATTGCACACTTCTTTCCAACTAGTATAATCTAAAAAATCCCCGTTTGCTCTAGCTACACTATCTGGGTCGCCTCCTATAATCCAACGAGGTATTTCATTATACGGAGCATCTCTATATCTTGCATATGTAACACCGTTAGCACGTTCGTATATAAGTGCTTGTCCGGGGACTAATTTATGATTTGCTTCCAACTGTACGTCTCACTATGTCGTTATGATTAAACTCTGCCCAGTATAGTTCAAAAGCAACACCGTCTTCTAAACCTTCAAATTGATGGATCTTGCCAGGCTTTACTTGTGTAAAGTCGCCAGCTTCAAGAATAGTTTCATCAACTAGTCCTTGATCATCTTGCCAAACACGTACAATCATTTTTCCTGACTCTACGTAGAACCCATTCCATTTAAATTCGTGTGCATGTTCAGAACATTTGTAATCTGCTTTGTATTCTATACGATGAAATTCTAATACACCATTTGCATGAATTAGTTCTGTTTGGCCCCATATTTTTCCTGCTTTACTCATTGTACGTTCTCCTATTTAATTGCTAATACAAATAAAATTGCTAATAATAAAATATTAGTGCAAAAAATTTCTACTGCTAGTATAGTATGATACCATACCCATCGTGCTTCATATACTTTGTTAACTTCGGGATGATTTCCATTTTCGATAATTGCCTTATCGATTGGATTTTCCTCCACAGGTCTTTCTAAATTTTTTGTAGTTTTTTTTCTTAGGTTATCTAACCATTCCATAATTGGTTCCTTATACTAGCAATGAGTAATCTATTACCTCACTTTGTCTGCTGATGTCTTTTACAAAAAATGCACATAACGGTTTACTACCAGTTGTTATAGGAACACTTAGAAGTTGCCCGGTTTTCATTTTAGGAAAAAACCATTTTACATCGTTGTAAAAGTTTACTATTTTAATATCGCCAAAGTCTACTTTAAAACTTGACAAAGGATTATATAGGAATGTTTCAAACCCTCTATCGTTTAAACTAGTCAACGGTAATACTTCTAGATCCATTCCGCTTTCGCTATCTCCAACTACGATATTCCAATCTAAAGGCATTGTAATTTCTTTGCCGCCTATTTCTAAAACCATAGCAGGTGCTGTAAATGATTCTAAAAAAATCAACGGTATAAAAAAGAAATCAGGATTCTTTGGATCTGAATTATCCAGCACACTAAATCGTACATCTTCCTCCAGCTCATCTGGTAGATTGTTTAGCATAAAGCATTCGTTATCAAGTGTTAATATTCTCATTTTAATTCCAGTCTATTTTTTCAATTGTAAATGGATACTCTGCTTCTTTGTAAAATTTCTTACGTTGGGTCAGATGTCGCTTCGCGAACTTACATGTTGATGTAAGATCCCATATTTGTACGAAGTCTTTGTCTTTTGCCTTACGAACGCCTCTACCAATAGATTGGATTACCCGAACAAAAGACTTTCCAGGTTCAATAAGTACAAGATTAAAAATCCTAGGTATATTAAGGCCTACTGCTGCAACCCCGTATGTTGCTATAATAACTTCATTAGTTCCTTCACGAATTGTGTCATATGTTTCTTTCCTGTCTTTGTTCTTAACAGCGCCGCTTACAAATGTGCTGTCGGGTATAAGTTCCGCCAGTGCTTTTCCTGCACTGATCCTATCTACTAATATAAGTGTATTGCCATCTTGTCTTACATTATTTAATAACTTTGCTATGTATTCAATACGTGCCTGATTTGTTACAAGATATTTTAATTCTGATTGATAATCACGATGTTCCACTATGTCGATTAACTGACAAATGTTTACGTGACACTGTGCAAGTACTCCCTTGTCTTGTAATTCTTTTGCTGTTATTGCTCCAATAACAGGCCCTAGACTAGCATGAATACTTTCAAATTCAAACTTCTCTCTAGGTACTGTGCCAGTTAATCCCCAGCGTATAGGTGCGTTGCGTAGGTTGCGAGTAAGCAGATTTTTAAGGACTTCTGCTTTCGCCATGTGTACTTCGTCGACAATAATAGTGCTCACACCTTCTAAGAACTCAGCAAGCGATAATACCGCGCTGCCGTCTTTATGCTTCTTGTCGAGTATATTCAAACTCTGCCAAGTGCAAATAGTGTGAGTCTTACCTAATTGCTTTCTGTCGCCGAAGTACACCCCTACGTCCAATCCACAGTTAACATAGTCTTCCTCTGTTTGCTCTACCAAGGACTTATTAGGTACAATTACAATACTACGCCCGTAAGGTTCACTGATGTGTGATAACGTAGCTGTTGTAATTGTTTTACCTGCGCCTGTAGCAATTTGCTGGAGACTCTGTGGATTCGCAATAAAGTTGTTGATTGCCTCAACTTGATAATCTCGCAGAATGATTTCATCACCTTCTGCCGGGTGTCCTTTAGGCCAACACACTCCTTGGTCGGCCCAATATCTTTCTGTTACTGGTTGAAAATTAAATGTTATAGGGTGTCTGTTGTCTTCAATGTCTACTATTTGTACATTATTTTTTTGTAGTACTTCATTAATAGTATCAAGGTGATTAATATAGCCGGTGCCACCAATGCCAAAGAAAGCAACCTTGCCATCCCAGCGTCCTAGCTTGTACTGCGGCATATACTTTGCATATGGCACTTCGAACTTGAGAGCATTTGCAAGTTTACGGCGGACATCAACATCAAGCCCTTCTATTTTAATATTTACTTCGTCTTCAATTATTAGTTTACAACTTGCCATTAAAGTTTCTCTATTCCTTGTGCATATGAATCACTATTGTAATGTTCAGCCATTGTACTTAATTGTTTTTCCCAATGTATTGTTAAATCAATATCTCCTATAAAGTTATGTTTCCTAGATATCATTCTAACATTGCTACAACAACTCAAGCAAACACTTGGCTGCCAATTATCTTTTATTAAAAATTTAGGAGCTTTGTCTTTAATATACACTACTTTTGTGTTTTTGTCGACTAAATTATTTAGATTATTACTCTTAATGTAATTGTTAAATTCTGAATTATCGCTATTATAATTGTCTAGTCTAAACAATACACTTATTTCCGAACTGTCTATTAAATTGATTAATGCTTTGTGTATAGTATAAAAATTATCGATAGCATCAAGGTCATTACTTCTAAATTCGTCAACTATTACTACTATAGGAAATCTTTTTAATTCAAATAACGATTCTATTATTGAACTCATACTATAACTATTTCGATTAATAAACACTGATGCTTTTTTACGATTAATTATTTTCTGCGTCAATGGTGTGCAATTATTGATAGCATCGGCCATCGGGTGAGAATCAAAATATACCAATCCTAACATAGTTGCTCTATCTTTATACAAGTGTATATTATCTTCAGAAGGTTCTCCGAGAGTGTCTAACATGTATTTTTTAGCGTTAGGATGACAGTTTTTTATTTCGTTGTTATATATTCCAGGAATATAGTCAGTTGCATGTTCTAGCATAACTGCTATTTCTTTATACAGTTCTATTAATTTTTCATCAATGTCAAATTCTTTATTCTTAAAATTTTTCATAACTTGATGTATACTTTGTTCCGACAGAACAAAATAATGTATGTGCGAGCCTTTTTGATGGGAGTGCTGATCCCGCCCTAAGCATCGAATAACTTCTTCAACTAGTACAATAAGTTTTTTTGAAAAGGGAAATCTAATTTCTATAAAATTGTCAGTAATTTTTATATATTTTGTTCTATCAATTTGACGAAGAGGATATCTTAAATTAAAAAAGGATTCTTCGACGTTGATATCTAGTTCTCTAAAGTAGTCTTCGTAACCTAGCAATTTGAGTTGCAGCATTTTTGACTGGCGATCTGTTAGTGCTATGCCTTTTCCTATTTGCTTAGATATGGACATAAGGATCCCAGCATCTTCTTTTTTGATAGAAGGGGTATGCGAGTAATTCGTGTTGAATCCTAATAAAATTTCAAGGCAGTCTTCAATAGTCATACGACTATTATACATTAAAGTAAATGTTGTGTCAACTGATTTAGTGGAATACCTTGTGCTATTTCTTCAACAGTATATTCTGTGTGAGCATAATCATTTAACCATTGTATTCTATCTGGTGTTAGTGGATTGTTAATTGTTGTAAAATCTGTATTGCCGACTTCGTATGCTAAACTACTTGGTCCTACAAACACCGGAATACCTTTAATAACTGCTTGGACAGCAGGGTTGCTACTCCAGTTTACTACAGCCCAGGCGTTTTCAAATGTGTAGTCAAAGTCGTCATATGTACCTAACAACTTTTTCGGAACCTGTCTCGATACGTTTCTAAATTCGTACTCTATGTAAGGCAGTGGGCATCTAGGATGTGCTCTTATTATTACATGTCGATTTGTGTGTTGTCTAATCTGAGATATAGTATCTATCACCCAAGTTGCAACACTCGGCATGTCTTGCCATTGTTGACTTTTATTATGTTGTGTACATATTAATATGCTGCCGTCGGGATTTGTTTTCCAAGGTTCTAATTCTAGTCCTAATGATATCCTACGATTACTAGAATTGAGTTTCGGAGCAAAGTAACCGTCGCGATTAACACCATTGAGTCCTACCTTCCATGTTGTTCCTCTTTGTATACCTCCGACTTCGAGCACAATAATAGGTTTATTAAGTTGTCTGTTCAACCGCCATATTTGTTCATTCTTAGCCATTCTGCCGTCCCAGAGAACACTCCATATTACAGCAACATCGTAGTTGTCGTAATGGTCCATAACTCTGTATGGTTCGTTATAGATTACTGTGTGCCCTGCTG